AAAGTCATGTCGATGACGCGTCTGAGAATATGAAAAAGAGGCCTAAGAGTTTCAGGCTCAAGATTTAGTTCAAAAAATAGAGGAAGAGTGTGTATAATATTTTTGTGAATGATGAAATTATTTCAGAGAATGTTTTGAAATCTGATGTAACTTCGAAGATCCGAATTATTGAAGAATATTTTAATACAGTAGGAGAAAAGGCAGTCATTACAGTAGTTCTAAATAAACCAGAGACCATTGCATGAATTGATTTCTGGTGGTATAATTAACACATTGCAATTTTATTTTTATGTCTAAAGGATTTACGATTAAAGCAACAGCACCAACTCCAACGAAGAAGAGTGAAGAAGACTTTGATCTTCAGGCAGCAAAGGAAACGATTCGAGGCAAATCAATTGTTTTTTGTCTTCCAGGTAGAGGAGTTTCTTATACTTACTTAAAGAACTTTGTACAACTCTGTTTCGATCTCGTACAGAATGGTGCAAGTATTCAAATTTCACAGGATTATTCTTCCATGGTTAACTTTGCACGTTGCAAGTGTCTGGGAGCAAACGTTCTTCGTGGACCAAAGCAGGTTCCTTGGGATGGTAAACTCAAATATGATTATCAACTCTGGATTGATAGTGATATTGTATTTGATACTGAGAAGTTCTATCGTCTCGTTGCAATGGACAAAGACATTGCGGCTGGTTGGTATATGACTGAAGACGGACAGACGACTTCCGTTGCGCACTGGCTTGAAGAGGATGACTTCAAGAATAATGGTGGAGTGATGAATCACGAAACCGGAGAGACTATGAGTAAGCGCCGTAAGCCCTTCACAGTCGATTACACGGGGTTTGGTTGGGTTCTGATTAAGAATGGTGTCTTCGAGTCTTTAGAGTACCCTTGGTTCGCTCCGAAGATGCAAGTGTTCGACTCTGGAGAAGTTCAAGATATGTGCGGTGAGGACGTATCTTTCTGTCTGGATGCAAAGGAAGCGGGATTTGAGATCTGGTGCGATCCGAAGATTCGGGTCGGACATGAGAAAACTCGTATCATTTGAGTTCTTTGAAAAAAGTTTTAAGAATATGTAAAGTTTCTTAAAGCCTTCTGGCGCTTTTGAAGACAATTCTGGCGCGTAAAAAACAAACTATGAGGAATTGATTATGGCTATTAAAAAATCTTTAGGTGGTAAGGCTATCGTTGTCGAAAGTACTCCTAAAAAAACAATGCAAGGAAAAGGTAAACATACTAAATGCGCGGCAACAAGTCGCAATAAGGCTCGCAAACGTTATCGAGGTCAGGGATAATATTTTAAATTTTCCAAATAAATAAGATATAGAGATGTAAATTTAAAATGTCTGATTCGAATCCAACCGCAGGGCCAAACGCAGCACCAGAAGCACCTAAAGATGCAAAAGTTTTTGAGTATGATGTAGCTGCGCAATCAAAACAACCTCCGGCTCAAAAACCAAATCCAAATTCACCACTCGCAGCTGGTTGAATATGGCCTTATACGTAGATGATGACATCATCGATCCAAGGGAAAAATATATTTGGGATTGGCTCGGAGAAGTTTCCGAAAAAAGAATTGACTTGGGCGGTCATGCAATCAATCCTAATTCAGATGTAAAAATTATAATTATAGAATCACCAATTGATGACATCGTACCTGAGCCAGGTCACGATGTCATCATTTTTATTGTGCAAGATTTTTGGAGAGCTCACGAAATAGACCGTTGGGTGGATCATTACAATCAAAAATTTCCATATTATAAGTTTTTTGTTGATTGTGCGTTAAGAAATACAACAATGAATGGAGTTGCGACAAATAATTCAAAATATAACTTAATTTTAGTTCAATCTAAAATAAAACTATCAAAAATAAGAAAAAATTTAACAACTTGTTCTTATTATGAGTATTGGGATGAAGAGTATCTGAGAGCAATATTTGGAGATGACTATGAAAAAGTTGAAATTATAGAAGAATCTTAAAATAATATTAGTCAGGGATAGCAACCCCTATAAAAGTTCTGATTAAATTAATCAGGAGCTAAAAATGTCTAATTTACCAGTGGATATGGATAAAGACTACATGAAAACTATGTGGGGAACCACAAAATTGATTACAGATTATCATTCTCTACCCCAAAAACGAGTCATTCAGGAGATTATGCACGATCATGCACCAAAACATGACTTAACAAAACAAACCGATCTTCATGAAAAGATTCGGAATGAATCCGACTACGATGATTGGGAATATGGTACAGAACCAACTTACGGTAAAAAATGGCAATGAGGTCTTATACATATAATAAATACTATAAGTTGCAGTAATGGCTACGATTTCTCGCAAATTTACGGACATAAGTCTCTCTTTTGTGAGAAATCCCGTGACCAATGATATTTTAATAATAACTAATGAAGATGCGATTAAAAAATCCATTGTTAACTTAGTACGCACTCGAATTGGAGAAAGATTTTTTAATAATTTATTAGGAACATCTGTAGATAATTCATTATTTGAATTGCAAGTACCAGAAGTTGCCAATTTTTTAGAAACTGAAATTAAAACCTTACTAAAAAATTATGAGCCACGAATTGGATCACCTGCAGTTTTAGTTACTTATCCAGAAGAATCAAATGAAATGAATGTTGAAATTGTATATGATATTCTTGGGTTACCATTTCCCCGACAAACTATAAATTTCATATTACAACCCACTAGAATCTAATGTCTTTTAACCAATTCACTAATTTAGATTTCAACGATTTAAGAATTCAAATTAAAGATTATTTACGAACAAATAGTAAATTTACTGATTTTGACTTCGAGGGATCTAATTTTTCTGTACTTATAGATCTACTCGCATATAATAGTTACATAACCTCATACAACACCAATATGACGGTGAATGAGGTATTTCTAGATAGTGCTACACTAAGAGAAAATGTAGTCTCTCTTGCAAGAAATATTGGATACGTACCTAAATCCAGAAGAGCTTCGCAATCCAAAATTTCATTCACAGTTGACATGAGTGCAACTGATGCAAGAACAGTTAAACTTTTATCCGGACAGGTTGCTTTAGGTGCTGTATCTAACGGTAATTATATTTTTTCTGTACCAGACGATGTTATAGTTCCGGTAAATCGAGATGGTATCGCTCAATTTGAGGAATTAGTCATTTACGAGGGAATTTACTTAACAAGTACATTTATTGTAGATACGTCTCAAGCAAATCAAAGATTTGTTCTTCCGAATGTAAATATAGATACTACTACTATACGAGTGACTGTTTCTGACGCAGTTGATGAAGTATATACGGCATTTACTAATGTTCTTAATGTAGATAAAAATTCAAGAATATTTTTAATTCAAGAAATTGCGGATGAAAAATATGAAATTAGATTCGGCGATAATATTGTAGGAAAAAAGCCTCCCAATGGAAGTCGAATCAGTGTTTCGTACATTATAACTAATGGAACTTTGGGAAATGGTGCAAGCAATTTTACATTTTCCGGACTTCTTAAGGATAATAGTGGATTGGATGTTACTATTGGCATTTCATCACCAATTACTATATCCAAATCTGCTGATGGTGATGAAATTGAAAGTTTAGATTCAATTAAATTTATCGCTCCTAGAATTTATGCCTCTCAATTTAGAGCGGTGACCTCCAATGATTATAAAGCACTAATTCCATCAATTTATGCAAATGTAGATTCCGTATCTACCTATGGTGGAGAGGAATTAGATCCACCAGAATATGGAAAAGTTTTTATATCAATCAAACCTAAAAATGGTACATTTTTATCTCAAGTAACCAAACGAGATATTTTAAGATCTCTAAGGCAATATTCAATTGCTGGAATTAAACCAGAAATCATTGATCTGTCATATCTATATGTTGAAGTGGACTCTACTGTATATTATAATTTAAATTTTGCCACTGGGCCTGAAGTCGTTAAGTCCAAGGTCTTAAATACTTTAACAACATACGGCAACTCGAAGGACATCAATAATTTTGGAGGCAGATTTAAATTCAGTAAAGTTAATGCGTTGATTGATTCTACAGATAAATCAATTACTTCTAATATTACTAAAGTTTTGATGCGAAGAGATTTAAATCCAGAAATTAATAATTTTGCTACATATGAATTGTGTTTTGGTAATGCAATTTATGCCAAAGATGGGGGATATTCAATAAAATCTACCGGATTTACTATTGAGGGTATAGAGGGAATAATTTATATGGCAGATAATCCAATATCAAAAACATCTGGGAGAATATTTTTCTTCAGATTAGAAAAAAATACGCCTGTAGTTGTTAAAAGTAATGCAGGGACAGTTAATTATATATCAGGGGATATCCTTTTGGATGTTGTAAAAATATCTGGAACATCATTGAGTACTGGATTTATTCAGGTACAAGCTCTACCACAATCTAATGACATTATTGGATTGAGAGATCTATATCTTCAACTTGACATTCAAAATTCTGTGGTAAATACAGTAGAAGATATCATATCTTCGGGCGAAAATTCATCTGCTACTGAATTTGTTTCCACATCAAGTTACCTAAACGGAAAATATACAAGATAAAATGTCAGAAATTAAAAGAGTTAAAATCGATTCTATCCTTGAATCCCAAATTCCAGAGTTTTTAAACGAAGATTCTCCACTATTTGTAGAATTTTTAAAACAATATTATCGTTCATTAGAACATCAAGGTGGAAC